CGTCTTGGAAAATTGGCGATACAGAATTTAATCTAGCAATTTTATCTTGACCTTTTCCTGGACTAAAAGTATTTACAGGTATACCTGCTCTACGTAATTCTTGCACTAAGGGTATGCCACTAGCTTTTGCTTCAATAATTACTGTATCAGGTACCCAATATTCGTATAAACGTAATGCTTCTTGTTTTAATTCAGGAAAATCAAACCTTTCTTTGATACAATCTATTAAAATTAAGTGAGCTTCGTTGCCGTGATACACTTCGTCGCCTATTTTTCCTTCTGGGTACCAAACACCCCACGTTGTTATAGCTGTAAAGTCAGCTCTTTCTGATTTTAAAAATGCTGTATCGTAACTTTGTATAATATAATCGCATTTTGGTGGTGTATTTTCATCCCAAACGTTAAACCAGTCTTTAGGAATAATAGAAATACCCTCACCTGTAGGTCTTTGCATGTACTGTGCCGCCCATTTAGACGGACTTACCGAAGCTTTTATACTTTCAAGTTCTTCTAGTTTCCAAAATTCTTTCCATAAAGGTTTTCCGCTAGGTAAAATTGCAGGAAATTCTATAATTTCCCACTGGTCGGCACCTTCATCTTGTGCCATTTTTCTAGTTAATCTACCTGTTAGGTCTTTTTTATTCCAACGAGTCATAACTATGACGATTGCACCACCAGGCTGTAGCCTTTGACGTGGACCTGCCATAAACCATTCGTAAGCTTCGTCCATAGCTTTATCCGACATAGCGTCTTGTTCCGAATGCGGGTCATCAATAATAAACAAATCAGCACCCCTTCCTGCTAATGCACCTCCAATACCTGCGGCGTAATACTCACCACCTTTATTTGTAAGCCATTTACCAGCAGAACGGCTGTCCGCTTTTAGTTCTGTGTCAGGAAATAGTTCTTTGTATTCGTCTCCGTCAATTAAATCTCTAACTTTTCTACCAAAATTAACTGCAAGGTCAGCGGTGTGGGTTGCTTCTATTATTTTTAATTTAGGGTTTTTACCTAATAGGTAAGCAGGAAATAAATGTGATGCAAACTCAGACTTTGTGTGTCTAGGTGGCATGTTGATAATTAAACGTTTTAGTTTACCACTAGCTATATCATCAAAAGCTTTAGCCATTTTTACATGATGGTCACCGTTAATGAACTCAGACCATATAGATTTTACAAAATCCATAAAGGTACTTGTGGCTTTTTCTTGAAACTCTCGTTTTTCTAATTCTTCTAGTAAAACAGTAAACTCTTTAGCTTCTGCTTTATTCAAATACGCAAGGTCTATGTTTTTTAAAGCTTTTAGCTTATCAGCGTTAGATGTCATTTATTTCATTTGGTTTCTAGCAAGTTCTCTTATTAAGTCTTGTATCACATCGGGTGAAACGTTTTCAAACTCTGATAAATTATTTAAAGGGTCTAATGAAATATAGGTATCTCCCTCGCCCTTAAATCTTCTAGGTGGAAAACGCAAAGCATCGTAGCCTTCTTTTTGAAAGAAATCAGTTGTTTCTTTATTAATCGAAGACGGAGTTTTATTCACACTATCTTTTATATTGCCTCTAATTCTATCTATATCGAAATCCATTTGATTTTCGCCGCCTACACGACTTGGTCTACTTCGATACATTTCTCGGTTAGTTAATAACTGGTCTATATCAGACGGCATATTATCAACATCTAAAACTTTGTTAAATTTAGGCTGTAAAATTTTAAGACTTTTTTTACTAAACTCGGGCAATCTGGGGTCTAGTGCATCAGCGGCTAAATATGTGGGTTTATTAGATAACGAAGCTATTCCTCTTTCACCGCGAAACATAAACGGTGTTCCTGCTTCTTCGTTCCTGCGAATTTGTGTAGCTATTTCATCAACAGACATAGGCTTTCTGCCTGTTTTCTTTGTAGCGTCGGCTAATTCTTTTGTCGGTTGTTTTTTACCAAACTTTGTAGGGTCTTTTACAAAGCCTTCGTATTGTTCTTTTATTCTTAATTCTTCTGCTTCCGCTTTATTGATTTGGTCTAGTTCTTTCTTAAGAGAATTTTTAACACTTTCGTTACCTTTTAGTATTGGGTCTTCGTCAAAAGTTTTAAGCGTTTGTTGTATTTCTTTTCGCCTAGCTATTAAAAAAGGACTTAAAGCTAATTTTGCACCTCCTCCTCCGAGATAGTCTAAATACGATAAAGCTTCTCCAAATTTATCTCCTCTACGTTTAGCTAGTTCAGTGGATATTCCTGGAATAAACTCGGCTACTCCAGATACAAGGTTTTGAAGAGGGTCTTCGGTGTTTAAGGGCTGATTTATATAGTTATAAATCCTATCCATAAAAGATTGGTTAAATGGATTTATAGGTTCTATTGTGCCTGTAGGTTCAGCCATAAGCTAAGTATATGCGAACTGCGGGTTATTTGCAAAGCAAAACCTTAAAATAAAGTAAAGAAGAAAAGCTTATGAGTGGAGTTCTTGGTTCGCGGATGGTTTTTCTTTAGGCTTACGGTCTTTGAATATTCTATCGAAGTTAGCGTTGAACTTTTCGCGGTCCGTGGGTCTTTGTCTACTTCCCTTGCCGCCGTGCCATTGCCTATTGTTTTTCATCGTATTCTCTGTAATACTCAACGATAGATAAAATATCTTTTGTATATCTTTTTATTTCTGCCATGTTCATCGATAAGTTTTCGTACTGAGGCGTAGTTAATGCATAATACGCAACCGCAGGAGCCTTACCTTCTTGTACTAACTTTAAATATTCTTCCATGATTTCTGGTGTGAGGACTTTCCATTCAACACCAACAGCTTGTATTTCCATGGGCAGCGGTGGGTGGTACATAGGTGCAGGTAACGCAATAGTATTCACTTCAACAGGTTTAGTTGGTAATAGCGAACAACTAGTTATAAAGAAGAATGAGCTTAGTAGAACTAAATGGAAGGGTTTATTCATTTGAGGGGGTTTCCTTCTGGACCGAAGTTAGGTCTACTAAGTCATCCATGACTTGTTTACTGCCTTTATTAACAATCTTTTCTATTAATCCTGGTTTGTTTAACGCAAGGTTATCTAAATCGTGCTTAGCAAATGTTTGTCTTAATTTATTGACTTCACGGAGAGCGTCTTGTTTTTGAGCTTCCAACTTTCCGAGGTCAGCGGACAGCTGTTCTTGTTTTGCTAGATATTGTTTTATCGATTCGTTCTGCTCGGTTATTTTACTTTCAAGGATTACTTGGTTGGCTTTAGACTGAGATAATTGGTCGAACAGGTACTTCGAACCTGCCAAAGAAGCTACCAATAGGACTCCGAGAACCATGCTTATTTTATATCCCATTACAAAAGTATAATCGTAAAAATTTTTTTCGCAAAATTTTTTTGACTAGGGACTTATTTGAAAACTACATGCAAAAGCGGATGCAAGTCCAGGGGCGGGCGGGTGGGACCCGCGAGTAAGCGTAAAAGGGGGGTATAGGGGTAGCGTATACGCGAACTAGGGATAAAGGGTAGATAGGGAAGGGCAAAGAAAAGCCCCGCAAAGGCGGGGCTTAGGAGAGAAGTAAACTAGGCTTACGAGATAGTTATAAAGCCTTTTTTAACAAGCATATTTTTATAGAACGACCAGATTTTAGTAGGCGTTTGTACTGTTACTAATCCTACTTCGTCTAGTTTACTATTTAATCCCGCTTCGTCGCTACCTACTAGCTCCTCTACTGTTAGCGTATAGTTAGGGGCTTTAACTAAGGCTTCTAGTATTTTACCTGCTTGGGCTGGTACTTTACCTTTAGTACTAATTAAACTAACTACCGCGTCTTTACTATAAGTACGTCCGCTAGGGGCTTTATAGTTAGTATCTATTAAGCTAGTTTTAGTAGTAGTATTTTTATTTACGTTTTTCATTTTTATAGTTTCCTATTAGCGGTTATATAGTTTAGTTATTAATTAGTACCGCTTTAACTAACTAATATACTAATGATATATTAAACCGCTTTACTTGTAAATACCCCTTTACTATTTATTTTAACTTTATTTTTGGCTCGTCTCTTGGTCTAAAAGCTACTTACCTTGTTCGTCTCTTCGTCTCTTCTTCTATTCATTGGGGGTGGGTGGGTGGGAGCAAGGGAAGGTGTAGAGTAGAGTAGAGTGAGTGATAGAGTAGAGTAGAGCAAGAGACGATAGAGTTGAGCGAAAGAAAAGGCGACCGAAGTCGCCTTATCGAGGTTAGCTGACAGTAATCAAACCTTCATTAAGTAATCTAGCTTTGTAAAACTGCCAGATTTTCTTAGGTGTTTGCACTGTATCTAGACCGACTGCATCTAATGCACTATCTAATCCAGCCTCATCTTTACCGACAAGTTCTTGGACAGACATCGTATGGTCTTTAGCTTTCACTAAAGCCTCGATTATTTTACCAGCCTGAGCAGGCAATTTACCTGTAGGTGTTGCAACCAATGTAATGATTGCGTCGTTGCTATAACTACGACCAGTTGGTGCTTTGTAGTTAGTATCTATAGTTTTTTCTGTTTTCATAATTTCTCCTTTCTTGAAAACTGGTTAAGCTTTATTACCTAACCATGCATTCATTATACTACTTTACTTTAAGAAAGCAACCATTACCCGAAACTAATTTACTTTTATTAAACGAGCCTAAGAGTCGTCTCTTCGTCTCTTCGTCTCTTATTCTATTGTTTTCGGGTAAGTGTTCGCGGTCCGCGAGTATTGGAATAGTAGAGTAGAGTAGAGTGTAGAGTAGAGCATTGAGCTCAATCAATCTTTAGCGGAAAACTCTCCCTCAATCACGTTAGACTCGCTTGCTCGCTTGTTGATTAGCTGTTCGAGTCGAGTGAGTATATCGTCCTTTGACATCATGTCGATTTTCGCGGTTAGTATCTCGCGTCTATCAATGTAGAGTCCACCTGCCTTGCCTCGATGGACCTCTGCTGTGATGGCGGCGGATATCTGACCTTGTTCTTTTGCCTCCTCCCTTAGTTCGTGGAGCGTGGACAAATGATTCTCTAGAGAAACTGCGTCCTTCTCTGAGGCTGCGATTTCCAAGTCGATGAGGTAGTTTCGTACAACTGGGTTATGATTTAGTAAAACACTGCCCTGTGTCTTAGCACCCTTCCTGTCCTTCGTATACCCTGCTTTAATCGCTGCTTCTGTAGCTGTTTGACCCTTCAAATACTCTTTACAAAATAGTTTTTGTTTAGAGTTGAGTGGTTGCCACGTCTTACCGTTTTGGTCAACGAATGCTTTACCGTCTTCTGTTGGAACTAAATGAGTATATGTTAGCTTTTTCATTGTAATACCTCGCTCTAGCAAATGATATTACAATATTATTAAAAAAGATAATTTTCAAATTACTTTTCTCGTGCCCTCTAGGTATCTTACTATAGTTTCTAATAACTAATAGAAAATCTATTAGTTTTGAAGATTCAAAGAACAGAGTAACAAAGAGACTTACAGAACGATTCTATTAGTATATTAGAGATATTAGTAGTTTTGAGAAACTTTTTACAAAAACTTTTTTATTTTACCAGATAACAATACACATAGATTTAATAGACATAAAAAACCCCCGCACGAGGCGAGGGCAAAGATAGCTTTTAGGGAACTATCTTATAATCCGTTCTCGTCGTAGTAGTTTGCTTCTTCGGTCACTCCATGAGGATACTTTTTAGGCTCTCGGTCAATCCTAGTAATCGAAGCCATGAACCCATGACCATCTCCAATCTTCAATATATGGTATATATAATCTATAGATTGAATCACTGTAGTACCTATAACGTCAGCTTCAGTGAACCCTGTGCGTTCTTCGTTAATAAGTAATACGTAATCAGCCTTCTCAGGATATCCGTCTTTCGGCTTATCGACAGCGAAATCAACTAAGTCGTCAGCGATTACTCCACCTTCTTCAGAAAGCTGTATCATTGAATGCCACTCGTCTTTACGATATTCATCTAGACGTTCATTCACCTCGTCTAAATATATTTTAGTTTCTTTATTCATATTATTCTCCTTTTTTATAAAACAAACATATAAAACTTTTCAGGGTCTTCTACACTTTCTACGAGTGTAGTGCTGCCTTCCCAGTTTTGTATAATCGGGTCGTTAGATGTTCCACCTGACTGTAGAGTATTCCACCAGATATCTTCATATCCTTGGATTATTTTTCTAACAACATTTTCTTCGTTCTCACAAGTGCAGACATCTAGTCTTTCACCATCACTCGTTTCTATACA